CCGTACCAGACTCGGTTTGGCAGAAGTCAAGCGAGAAAGCAAGCTAGAAGAACTATTTGCTAGAAGGGCAAAGCGTGAGCTTGAAAAAGGTAAGTAGTTGGCCCCCTGCCTGGCTTACTCCTATAGCTGACGAGATGATTCAGTCAGGCGAGGGCGATGATGTCATTGACTTTGCTGAGGCGTTCGGCATCATTACAAAAGACTCAATTGCTGGCAGGGCAGGAAGTCCGATGGACCTGCGCGACTGGCAAGCCGAGCTACTCCGCCATTTGTTCGCCCACGATGACAAAGGCTTGAAGAACAGAGTCAGTCTTGTAGGCATGCCGAGAAAGAACGGCAAGTCGAGCCTCATGTCGGTTGTCGCTGCTTATGGTCTTGTTGGCTCCACCATCCGAGGCGCTGAAGTTTACTCATGTGCTGCCGACAAGGATCAGGCTCGGTTGGTGTTTGCCGATACCAAGAAACTCATTGAGGCAAGCGAGCTGTCTGAGATGTGCAAGCTCTACCGAGATGCGATTGAGGTTCCAGAGACAGGTTCGGTCTATCGCGTGCTTTCTGCCGAAGCTTATTCCAAAGAAGGTCTTTCACCGACAATGGTTATCTTTGACGAGCTGCACGCCCAGCCGAACCGAGAGCTGTTTGATGTTATGGCACTTGCTCAGGGTGCGCGAGGAAACCTAGCAACACTCATTGCCATCACAACTGCTGGAGTCAAGTCAGACAGCTCAGGACACGACTCGATTGCCTATAACCTTTATCAGTACGGGCAAAAGGTAGCAAGAGGGGAAGTAGATGACCCAACCTTCTTTATGGCTTGGTGGGAAGCACCACAAGAGTTTGACCACACTGACCCTAAGACTTGGGAACTAGCCAACCCTGGCTTTGATGACATCTGTGCCAAGAGCGACTTTGAGTCAGCCGTGCTTAGAACACCTGAGTCAGAGTTTAGACGCAAGCGCATAAACAACTGGGTTTCAAGCAAGGATGCTTGGCTACCTGTGGGTGCTTGGGACCAGTTGGCTGTTCCTAGTGATTACACCGAGGATGACGAGTTCATCATTGGCTTTGACGGTTCCTGGTCTAATGACTCAACCGCTGTGGTCGGAGTTCGGTTGCCAAGGCACGAAAACGATAAGCCACACCTGTTTATGATTCAGACTTGGGAGAAGCAACCCGAAGATGACGCAAGCTGGCGAGTGCCAACGCTTGAGGTCGAGGATGTCATCATTCAGTTCTGCACTAAGTACAGAAATGTGCGAGAAGTAGTGTTTGACCCGCCAAGGTGGACTAAGACGATGGTGATGCTTGAGGAGATGGGTTTTCCAGTTGTAGGCTTCCCAACTTTCTCGGCTGCCCGTATTGTTCCCGCTTGTCAAATCTTCTATGACGCTGTGACCGAGCAAACCATCACACATGACGGCAATCCTGTGCTTACAAGGCATTTAGATAACGCAATCGTAAAATCTGACAGATACGGCAGAAGAATCACGAAAGAGTCAGCAAGTAGCCCAAGAAAGATTGACGCGGCGATTGCTGCCGTTATCGCCCTAGACAGGTGCATAAACAGCACTAAACTAGAAGATGAACTATCTCCGCAATTCTTCATTTAGGTTGGTAATGACAGCGACAATTCTCCAAGCACTAGGGATCTTGACGATTGCCGCAGGTGCGGGTTTACTCTTTCCACCAGCAGGTGTGATTATTTTAGGTGTCGGCTTACTTGCTTTTGGCATAGCCGTTGAGCGAGGTTAGTAATGCTAGGCAATTTCTTTGAGACCAGAAATGTAAGCTTCCAGTCAATCTGGGGTTCAGGCGAAGTTTGGCAGCTAGATACTTCTGCTGGTCAGATGATGAACACTCAGAAGTCGCTAGAGATTTCTGCTTTCTTCTCAGCAGTCAGTCTTATCTCTGACACCATCTCAACTTTGCCAATCGAAGCCCATGTTCACTCAGGACTCAACAGGATTCCGTTAGAGCCTCAGCCAGCTTGGGTAAACCAGCCAGATGTAGACATGACACGACAGGGACACTACCAGCAAGTTCTTATCTCTCTCTTGATGCACGGCAACTCTTACACACGCATCTTCCGTGACAACAGAGGCGAAGTTGTAAACCTAATGGCGCTTGACCCAGAAAGAATGAAGGTCACTCGGTCAGCAGTTGGTCGCAAGCTTTACGAATACGAAGATGACAAGAACCTGATGACTGCCGACCAGATTATTCACATCACAGATTTGGTATTGCCAGGCAAGCTTGTTGGAACTAGCCGAGTAGAGAAACTTCGTGAAGCACTTGGACTAAACCTTGCACTACAGCAGTACGCTGCAAGATTCTTCGGTGCTGGTGCATCAGCCCAAGGTGTTATTGAGTTTCCTGGCAACCTAACACCAGAGCAAGCAAAGAACCTTGCTGATGGCTTTGACTCACGCCACAAGAACAACTCACGCAGAGCGCACCGCACTGGTGTTCTATCTGCTGGAGCTAAGTTTGTTTCAACTCAGGTAGATCCTGAAAAGTCTCAGGCACTTGACTCACGCAAGTTCGGCGTAGAAGAAATCGCTCGTATCTTCAACATTCCACTACACATGCTCGGTGTTCCTGACACAGCAAGCTACGCTTCGGTTGAGCAGAACGCAATTCAGTTCGTGACTCACACACTTCGCCCATACGCCGAGAAGATTGAGTGGGCTTACTCACGCCTGCTTCCGCCAAACGCTTACATCAAGTTCAACTTCAATGCTTTGCTTCGTGGAGACCTAGAGTCACGCTTCAACGCTTACTCGGTTGCTACTCAGGCTGGCTTCTTGTCTATAAATGACATTCACGCCCTAGAAGACATGCAGCCTGCTGAGGGTGGAGACATCTACAGAGTTCCACTAGCCAACATAAACCTTCCAGACGCAAAGCTTGTTGGCGAGCAGATGATGTACGACATTGTTTCCAAGCTTGTTCAAGCTGGATACCAGCCAGATGACATCTTGTCTACATTCGGTTTGCCAGCTATCCCTCACTCTGGAGTACCTAGCGTTCAGTTGCAACCAGTTGCTCAGATTGACCCGAACGCACCGACTACCGTTTACGAGGAATAAATGGCAGTAATCACTTACGGCTACGACTTGGTTGCAAATGTTAGAACTCTCGTAGTCCCAGCCAGTGCATCAGTACAAAAAGTTTGCATACACAATCACGAACATAACCAGAACCACGAAATCTTTATTGGCAACTCTGGAGTGACTTTGACCAATGGCATGCACGCAGTTGCAACCGCAACTAGCGAAATTCAATTACTACCTGGTGATGATCTTTATGCAATTTCCAATCAAGCATGTAATCTAAGAATCTTGGTGGTTCGCTAATGCCGTACTACATCACAGACAAGTCAAGCGATTGCTCAGGATGGGCAGTAGTAAAAGAAGACGGCGAAGTTCTTGGCTGCCATCAGGACAAGCAGTCAGCTATTGACCAGGCTGTTGCTGTGAGCCTTGCTGAAGACACAGAGTTTGGTGGCGAGAGAGCTGCGGTTGGGCTACTTGCTTCTGGGGACTGGGTTTCATGGGAGCCGAACGACTCTAAGATTCTTGCTCAGGTGGTCGTAGTTGAGGATCAGTACGCTGTCGTTCGTATTTTTGAGTACGAGTACGGAGTATTCAGTCCAACTGACAAGCTGATGGTCATAAATGTTTTCAGCATTGAGAAGATTCAGCGCCCAGAGCGAATTGCTGTGGAAGAAGAAGAACTAGATTCGGTTGCAGACATGGGCGATGAGGCTATGCCTGACGAGGAGTTTATGACTCGTGCTTTGCCAGATGAGCTAGAGATTGGTGACTTTGTTTCTTGGCGTGCTTCAGGTGGCAGAGCCAGAGGTCGCATCACTCGCATTGTCAGAGATGGTGAGCTAACCGCGCCAGAAAGCGACTTCACAATCAGCGGGACTCCCGATGATCCAGCCGCAATGATTCGCATTTACGAGCAATCCGCAGACGGCTGGAGAGACACTCCAGTGCTTGTTGTACACAGATTTACTACGCTTACAAAGATTGACGAGCTTCGGTCAGAGCAGAGAGACTTGCCTGAGAATTACAGACCAGCTTTAGCAGAAGATGTGCCAGAAGGCCGTGCCTGTGGAAACTGCTTCTTCTTCAATGAGGAAAGACAGAACGAAGACGGCACTAAAGCATGGTGCGAGAAGTGGGAAGACTTTGTAGACGGTGGCTATTACTGCAACGCTTGGCAACCAGACGAGGAAGCTCGCGCTATAAACCAGAAGGCCCCTGCTTACATGAGAGCTGCTGCTCGCCGTGGACTAGAGCTATACGAAGAAGGATTCGGTGGAGCTGGACTTACGCAAAAGACAATTCGTGAAGCACGCTTGATGGCACAAGGTCAGGTATCTGATGACAAGTGGGTACGGCTTGGCGCATGGATAGCCCGACACATGCCAGACCTTGACGCACCAAAGAACTCCAACAGAAATGACCCTGAGTATCCAGGACCAGGATTGGTAGCTCACTTGCTTTGGGGATCAGGACCAACCAAAAGAGCTGCTGAGCGTGCAATGAACTACGCTAACGGCGTTGTTGCTAGAATTGAAGCACAGGAAAGAACTATGACTGACACTACTGAAAAGCTAAACCGTTGGGCGGATGTAGCTCGCGCAATCCAGAAAAAGATTGACGGTGAGTCAAACACCAGAGAACCAGAAATCCGAACTACTAATACACAGTTTGAGATTCGGTCAGAAGATGACGGCATGACCTTTACTGGTTACGCATCTGTGTTCA